CGAAAGGTAGTGGCAATCTTAATATGGATATGTCAAACGTAAATAAAGGTGCAGTTATGATGGCGCTACCAATTGCGAAATCGATTGCCATAAAGGATGCGTGCGACCATTTTGGTGATTTATTTGGAGCTAACTTAAACCGAAAGGATATTGTGCAATTTACAGGCGATAGCGAGCTTTTAAGCGCTGAAGGTATACACAATAGCAAAGAGAAAGAACGTGTAATTAAGCACATCGAGAATGCGAATAACGTAGAAACTTTGATGCAAGTTGAGAATATTATAGAGAAATACGAATTAACAGAAATTTATAACAATAAAAAACAAACTTTACAAAATGGAAAATAAAATATTATTTAGATGCAGTGGCACAGGTTCATTAATGACCGAACCAAAATTAAAAGCCGACAAAGAAGCTGGCAACCTTTCAGAAACAGCCAAAACATTCGTAGAAGATAAATGGTTATTTGATATGTTCGGATTTGCCGAACAACTCAAAAACGATTACATGGACAAAGGAAACGAATGCGAGCAGGACTCAATGGATTTAGTTAGCCAAGTTGTACCAGGTGGCTTTCGTTCACGATACAATACAAAGCTACAAAACGAATATGTTATAGGAACTCCCGACATCGTGTTACAAGATTGTGTTGAAGATATTAAAACTTCATGGAATCTTAAGACGTTTTTTAATGCTGAATTATCAAAGATGTACTTTGCACAAGCCCAATGTTATATGTGGCTTACAGGTAAAGAAAAGTATCGTTTAATCTATGCTTTAGTGCCAACACCACAGCACATGGTCCTAAATGAATGTGAAAAGCTAGCATGGAAATATGGTAAGAATTACGACAATGAAGACTACATCGCACAAACGCAACAAATTCAACGTAATAACGATTTGATTAAGGATTTACCAATTGAAAAAAGAGTTAAGGTATTTGCCTTTGATTATGATCCAGCATACATTGAAACATTGAAATTAAAAATTGAAAGAGCTAGAGAATATTATAATACATTAAAATTATAAATAAAAACAATAATTATGAATTACGAACAATTTTTAAAACAAAAACAAAAAACATTTATTGAAAGCGGATTTGAAATTGATGAACTTAAATTAAATCATTCATTAAAAGACTTTCAAAAATACGGATTACAAGTAGCTTTAAGAAAAGGTAAATTTGCTTTTTTCTTTGATTGCGGATTAGGTAAGACATTTTGCCAACTTGAATGGGCAAAACAAGTACATGAAAAAACTAATAAAAAAGTTTTAATACTAGCACCTTTAGCAATAGTAGAACAAACAAAAAAAGAAGCTAATAAATTTAATATTTCTTTAGATTGCTTTGATATTACAAATTACGACCAATTAAAAAACATTGAAAATATTAATCAATATGCTGGAGTAGTTTTAGATGAATCTTCAATATTAAAAGGTAAAGACGGAAAGCTATCTAATTTAATAATTGAAACTTTCAAAAACACTCCATACAAATTAGCATGTACGGCTACTCCAAGCCCAAATGATCATATGGAATTAGGACAGCATAGCGAGTTTTTAGGCGGAATGTCATATACTGAATTATTGGCTATGTTTTTTGTTCATGATGGTGGGGAAACTTCAAAATGGAGATTAAGAAAACATGCTGAAGATACTTTTTGGAAATATGTATCTACATGGTCGATGGCTATTGATAGTCCTTCTAGTTTAGGTTTTTGCAGCGAAGGATATAATTTGCCAGAAATAGAGTACATTGAACATATTATAAAAGTAGATAATGAAACTAATACATTATTTGGCGATGTAGCAGTAAGTGCTACTGATTTACATAAAGATTTAAATAGAAGTTTTGATTTAAGAATTAAAAAAACATTAGAACTTGTAAACTCAAATGATAATCAATGGATTGTTTGGGGCTTAAAAAATAGCGAAACAGATACACTTGCGAAATTACTTCAAAATAGCGTAAATGTACAAGGGTCGGATAGTCCTGAATATAAAGCTAAATATTTAAATGGTTTTTCAAATAATGAATTTAAAACTTTAATTACAAAGACATCCATTGCTTCTTTTGGCATGAACTACCAAAATTGCAATCAAATGGTATTTATGTCTTATGATTTCAAATTTGAAGCATTTTATCAAGCTGTAAGAAGATGTTATCGTTTCGGTCAAAAAAACAAAGTAATTGTTCATATTTTAATACCTGAAAGCCAAACTAATGTAAGGCAAACTATACTAGAAAAACAAAAACAACATTTTGAAAGAATAAGCCAAATGGCTAAATACTCAGCTGATAATGATTATAAAAAAAGTAAAACAAATATTATGATAAAAAACAAAGAAATAAAAACAGAAAACTACCATTTAATAAATGGTGATTGTGTAAAAGAAACATCTAAATTACCAGATAATTGTGCTGATATAGTTGTTTTTAGTCCTCCTTTTGCTGAATTATATGTATATTCAGATAAACAAGAAGACATGGGTAATGTTAGCGATTATACACAATTTGAACAACATTTTAAATATCTTATTCCTGAATTAAAAAGAACATTAAAACCAGGTAGAATGTGTGCTATTCATTGTATGGATTTACCTATACAAAAAGGAAAAGAAGGATATATTGGACTTCGTGATTTCTCTGGGATGTTAATTGATTGGTTCCAAGACCAAGGATTTATATATCATTCAAGAGTTACTATTTGGAAAAATCCAGTAACTGAAATGCAAAGAACAAAAGCATTAGGATTATTACATAAAACTATAAAAAAAGATAGTATAATGTCTAGAGTTGGTATTCCTGATTATGTATTATTTTTTAGAAACGAAGGAGATAATGAAGTTCCAATAACTCACCAAGATACAGATTCAAGTAAATTTGATTATTTGCCAGTTGATTTGTGGCAAAAATACGCATCTCCAGTTTGGGACGATATAAATTATTCAAGGACATTACAATATAGAAGTGGCAGAGATGGTAACGACGAGAAGCATATATGTCCTTTACAACTAGATACTATTGAAAGGATATTACATTTATATTCAAACGAGGGCGATGTAGTATTAAGTCCATTTGGAGGTATTGGTAGTGAAGGTTGTAGTGCTATTAAAATGAATAGAAAATCAATATCTATTGAATTAAAAGAAAGTTATTTTAAAATAAATGAACAAAATCATAAATCATTTGTAGAGGAAAAAAATAGCATTTTAACATTATTTTAAAAATTATAATTATGAAAAACGAAATAGAAAAACACATTAAAACACTAACAGCATACGAATATACTTTGCTGAATACAATTTGTGACTATTCAAAGATTAAACTCGATGACTTAGTAGGGCAAAAAAGACATCGAAAGTTTGTGAATGCTCGAAAGATTGCAAGCTATCTTCTTAAAAAGAATGGATATACCCATCAAAACATAGGTCAAATTATAAGCCTGGTACCTAAAGACCATACGAGTATAATTTACAATGTACGTTTGGCACAGCATCACTACGAATTTGAACCATTATTTAAGAACATTGTTGATAGTGTAGGCAATGTTGTAATTAAACAAGATTTTACGGCTTTAAAACACATCAAATGATTGAGTTAAACGAATACATTAAGCAGAACCCTCAAATGAAATTAGAGCATATATCTAGGTTATACGGAGTTAGTGTTAGTGCAATAAGCAAGCGTAGAAAATCGCTTGGAATTAAGCACGAAACTGGCGAGCTTTGTAAGAAGATAGCATCAATGTTAGATAAACGAAACATCGAGATAGCTAACGAATTAAAATGCTGTCAAAGATTGGTTGCATGTGTAAGATTTAAGAACAATAAAGAAAAAAGAATGAATAAAAAAGTAGAATTGAATCCCGAACAAATAAAGATAGTAAAGGCAAATTATGATAAGATTAGCATTGATAAGCTCGCAAAATTAATCGGAGTGACTAAAAACATCCTACGTTCTAGAATGATTGAAATGAAGTTATATAACGAGAAATCAAAGGTTAACTTTTATAGCTACGATTTAGACAATGGAAACGGCTATTTTGATATTGATAAATACACTAAAATAATGTACTAATATGGATGCGAAATTTTTAAAAAGTAATACCGACATCACGCTCATTCTTACCTATGCAACGCAGATTAGTAGACTTTGTGAGAATGTTATCTTGGATATGCAGTTAACAAAGAATCTTAAAAAGGATTTCACAGACTCAATGAATGCAGCGCTTAGAATCCACAAGATTATAGCCAGCATTACCAATTACAAAATGCGAAAAGAGATACATGAGCGAACTACTAACAATTACGATACAGGTGCATTTGATAATATCATGTTCACAATAGGTCAAATGTCGGATGAACAACGTAACTTAGCGGATGAAGTCTTGAGCGAAATATTAAATAACACTTTAAAAATAAATAGAAACAATGAATAAGATAATATTAATGCTAGTAATAATTACTATAATGTCATGTAATAATACAATAGAAAATAATGAAAAATTAAAAGTTACTAAATATAAAAATAACGTAGAGGTTGAAAGCATTATGGGAATGGTTCAGTATGGATTAAGTAAAGTTAAATTAAATGACTCAACTACTATTTTAATATATTCAGAACCTCAAACTTGTAGCATAATAAAAATAAAATAAACAATGAATAAAAATTTAAAAGGGTTTGAATACCTAGGTAAAACTAAAAGCGACAAAGGAAAAACATTTGAGACAAAAGAAATCGATGTCGCTAAAATGAAAGCGGTAAGAATTGATAAAAAAACAATTAAATTAATAAAGAAATGACACCAAAAAAGAAAGCAAAAGAGTTAGTGGATAAATTTTCACTTGTAGGATTACAACAAAGAAATGAAGGGATACAATGTGCATTAATAGCAGTCGATGAAATATTAGAATTAAAAGAAACGCAAGAAGAATATCAAATACAATATGACAATGGTGAATGGAGTAGGGAAATTGGATATAGATATTCAAAATATTGGCAAGAAGTTAAAACCGAAATAGAAAAACTTTAAATTTTAAACAATTAAAACAAATATAAAAATGAGTACAATGATTAGCGGTTACATTACCTTAGAAAAAATGAAAGAGATAATAAAAGTTTGCGAAAGCAAAAATGAAACAGGCTTTAAATTTACGGCCAGCATTTCAGACCAATCAAACCAATACGGTCAAAATGTGAGCTTCTTTGCAGAACAAACCAAAGAACAACGAGATGCAAAGGTTAACAAGTATTATTTTGGTAATGGCAAAGTATTTTGGACGGATGGTAAAATAAATGTAGGAACTAAAGACCAGCCAATACCAACCAGCGAAGTGAAATATCAAGGCGGCAAGGTTGAAGATGTTAGAGTATTACAGGCTGGATCCGATGACTTGCCGTTTTAAGTCAAAAAATAATATGTAAATTTGAATCGAAAATATAGCTGGTACCTATATTAAAAATTTTTCACTGCCCTCATTTTTTAAATGCAACGTACCAGGTTCATTTTTAATTTGAGGGTATTTTTTTAAATTATGATTACATTAGACCGTTGTCTTAGATTACTTGAAAGTGGTTTATCACTTGCAACTTTAAGCGAAAACAAACAAGCCAATTTCAGTTGGAAACCAAACCAACAAACACCACTATCAAAAGAGGAATTTGCAAATAGATACAACTATAATGGCGGTATCATGCTGAAAAGCGGGGAGCAAATGAAAGCGACTTCTAATATTGCATTAATTACTGGCTACAATAACATTGAAGTAATTGACGTGGACTTGAAAGTTTTTGCAACTTTGCCGGAACAAACTAATTTTTGGAATGAGCTTCACGAATATTTAAAATCAAACATTGATGACTTTGATTTGAAGTTTGTTATTTACAAGACTAAAAACCAAGGTTATCATATACTTTATAAATGCAATACGATAGTAGGTAATTCAAAGATTGCAAAATTAAAAGGACATAAAGAATGCGTAATCGAATCACGTGGAATAGGCGGTTATGTTGTAGTTTATGATAATCAAATTAGCAAATTAGACTATCTTGAAATTAAGAGTATCACAGAACGTGATAGGCAAATACTTTGGGACATTTGTAAGACGTACAACTATGTTGAAGATAGCGAAACGATACAACCTGAAAAGAAGCAAGTTAAAGAGTATGCAGAAAACGAAATCACTCCGTGGAAAGACTATAATGATAAAACCGACATATTTGATGTTATTGGTAGTGACTTCAAGATAGTTAAGAAACTTGCAAACCATTACATTATTTTGCGCCATGGAGCTACAAGTGTGCAAAGTGGTTATGTTTATCGTAATTCAAATTGTATGTACTTATTTTCGACAGGAACCATATACCCAAACGAAAAACTGATTAGTCCTTTCAGTGCCTATGCAATAAAGAATCATAATGGTAATTATAAAGAAGCCGCAAAGGATTTATACATTCAAGGATTTGGAAGTCGTATCGTAACTAAAAAGAAAGCCATTGAAGATAAAGAAATAATAAATATCAATGCAGACGATTTGAATTTCCCTATTGACATTTTCCCGCAAGATATTCAAGAGTACATGATTGAATGTAATAAAACTTTAGACAGCTCGATTGATTACATGGGATGTTCAATGTTATGGTTGCTTTCAGTTATTGTCGGCAATTCAATTCAAATCGAGGTTAAGCGTGGATGGTATGAAACGTGCAACGTTTGGATTGCCATCGTTGGTAAGGCGGGCCTAGGTAAAACTCCAAGTATTAGCAATATAATTTATCCACTTCAAAAAATCAATTCAAAGAGAATTAAAGAGTACATTAAGCAATATGATAAATACGAAGCCTATTCGAAGTTAACCGCAGATGAACAAAAGCAAAAAGAAGAAACCAAAAAGCCTATAAAAAATCAATTCATAGCCAATGATATCACTTTAGAAGCCTTAGTCGATTTACATCAAGAATCAAAAAATGCAGTCGGGGTATTCAAAGATGAACTTGCTGGCTGGTTCAAAGACATGAATAAGTATCGAGCGGGATCAGACCTAGAATTTTGGTTAAGCTCATGGAGTGGTAAGAGTGTAAGCATGAATCGAAAGACCGCAAAATCCTCGTTTGTTGAAAAACCATTTATACCAGTTTTAGGTGGCATTCAACCTGGTATATTAGAGCAATCCTACACCGCAGAAAATAAAGAAAATGGATTTGTTGACAGGATGTTAGTAAGTATGCCCGAATTAGAGATTGAAAGCTATAATACAAACGAAATGCATGAAGCTACGTTATTGTGGTATGAGACGTTTATAATAGGAATATATGAGCATGTTAAATTCACTTTGATTGAATACGACCAGGATGCTGAAATCCTTGTTAAGAATGCTAAAATGGATGCAAAAGCTAAAATTGAGTGGCAAAGAATATTCAACGACATTACCAATGTGCAAAATTCAGACGACGAAAACGAGTATATGAAAAGTATGCTACCAAAACAAAAAAGTTATATCCCTCGATTTGCGCTTTTAATACACATTTTAGACTACTTCATGGATATTAAGCATAAAGACCCTTACATTGTAAATAAAGACGCAATTTTAAAGGCTGAGAAGTTATCCAAGTATTTCATTCAAATGGCAAAGAAAGTCAAAGTAAATTCGATTGAACATAAAGAGATTAAGGATGTAATTTATAATTCTAAAAATAAGACGAATAAGGAAAAATTTTTAGAAATGTACACATCGAATCCTGATTTGGATAAAAAGAAGATAGCTGAAATTTTAGGCGTATCACTCCAAATGATATACAAATACATGAAGGAATAATTTTAAACCATTTTAAACCGAGTTTAAAAAATTTTTTCCTATATAATGTACACTATCATTGATTATTAGAGAAATTTTAAACCAAAAAATTAAACCAAGTTTAAAAATATAAAATTTAAAAAGTAAAATTAAAAAAATAAAAAATTATCATTTTTTCAAAAGTTTAAAAAATTAGTTTAAAAATATGCTGAAAACCTTTACTACACTACATTTGAACCATTAAACCAACTTTAAACCGAGTTTAAAATGAGTTTAAAATCATAATATATAACTCATTGATTATCAATAAAAATAAATTTTAACATGAATAGAGAAACCAAAAAAAGATTCCTACAAGCAAAGCGAGAACATCTAATCAGAAAGTACCCATCGTGGACGGAAGATGACATCAAAAGTTTTAGTCATTACACTAAAACCGATAATGGAGCGAATGGATTAACCAGGTGCATTATTGATTGGATAACATTCAAAGGCGGTCAAGCTGAAAGGATAAACACAATGGGCCGTAGAGTTGACAATACAAAGACAGTTAAAGATGTTTTAGGATTTACTAGGGTAGTTGGTTCAGTTAGCTGGCAAAAGGGCACAGGAACGAAAGGGAGCGCTGATATAAGCGCAACAATCCCGATGCAAGTAAATGGTATAAAATTTGGAGTAAGTGTCAAAATCGAGGTTAAATATGGCAAAGATAGGCAAAGCGAAGACCAAAAGAAGTATGAGCACTCAATCAATGAAGCTGGGGGTATTTATGTTATAGCTCGAAATATTGATGACTTTATTGAATGGTACGATGAAACATTTAAAAATTAATATATGAAAAAACAAAAGCCAATAGTAACACAATTTAATCTATTTTCAAATTTATCAATCAATGAAAAGGTAAATTTAAAATCTTGGAATGAGTCAAAGCACATCAAAGAAATAATATTGTCAAAGTATGATAATTGGTTTGACGATACGTATTTCACAAAGCGGGATTACATTCAATGGAAAAAATCCGATATTAACAGAAAGTGGGTAAAAGGGTATAAATTATAACGTGACTTATATTACACATCACAATCATTAACAAGTAAATTATATAACACATTATGCAAATAGAATTTAAAATTACAGGGGAAGACCAAAACGAATTAATGCCATACTTTCAAGCGCAAAATAGAGATGCTTTTTTATTCGATTTATTCCATAATTTCTTTAGACAATGGAAAAATACTGATGGCATGGTTGATATTGAAGATGTTAAAGAAAAGTTATTCATGCTTAAGAATGAACATAATATTATTTTAATCAATTAATAATACGATAACTTTGTTTTCCAAATGAATCTAATTGACTGATATAGTACAAGAGTACCCAATACTTATCGAAGCTAGTAAGAAGATTACTAACAACCATGAGCTACATATGGATTTGTTACACTATGCTTTAGAAGAACTATATAGTAAGAAAAACTATGAGGAGATTATAAATAGTGGTGGGGTAAGGTTTTATGTAGTCAGAATAATGCTTACTCAATGGCGGTCGAATACAGGTCCATTTTATAAGATGTTTTTTAATCAGAAATCAAATGAGATAAGCGAAGATATAATCGACTATAAAGAATACGACCATAACGAGCTTGAATATATCAAAGCATTAGAAGACCTGGCATGGTATGATAAAGAACTATTCAAGATATTTTCAGACAAACAACATACGATATCAAGCCTATCTAGAGAGACTGGCATACCTCGTTCAAGTGTTGACATTACCATTAAAAAAGTACGTAAAATCCTAAGAAAACTATGAGTAGAGTATTAGTAATCGGAGATATACATGAACCATTTTGTTTAGATGGGTATCTTGAACATTGTAAAAAACAATATAAGGACTTTAAATGTGATAAGGTAGTATTTATAGGAGATATCATTGATAGTCATTATAGCTCATTTCATAGCACGGATCCCGATGGTTTGAGCGCAATAGATGAGCTCAATGCTTCTATTAAAAAACTTCGCAAATGGCACAAGGCGTTCCAAAATGGAACAGTTATAATCGGTAATCACGACAGGATAGTGGCTCGCAAAGCATTAGCTAACGGAATAAGCGCAAAGTGGATTAAGGAATTCAAAGATGTACTTGAAGTGCCTACATGGAATTTTACTACTGATAAAGTAATTGATGGAGTTTACTACGTACACGGAGAAGGCGCAACGGCAATCATGAAGGCAAAGAACCAATTTAGGTCAGTGGTTGCGGGCCATACACATACGAAATGCTACATTGAATATATTAACAATGTATTCGGAATGCAAGTCGGTTGCGGTGTAGATGCTAAGGCTTACGCTATGGCATACGCTAAGAACTATGCACCACCTCAAATAGCTTGTGGAGTGGTTATTGATGGCAAATTACCGATTATAATTAAAATGCACTAAAATATATATTTACTACTATGAAATGGAAATTTGAAAACATAGACATTATATTCAGTTGTCATGAAGATGACTTTGAAAGAACTATCAATTATTCACGAAATAAACTAAATACAGATGATAGAATTATTATTATTGACGGCGCTAATATCGATGGCAACGATAGCGTTAATCCTGAATCCGATATACTCGAAAGTAGTGAAGATATTGTCGATACTGACAAACATAAACCTAGAAGGAAAACCACTAAAGTGTCCGACATGCCTCCCATTTTGGATAACGATGATAGTATTGATAATTAATGGAACTGAAATACCTTATATTATTTTGTTTAGTTTTGTCGCTAGTTATCTTGGGGAGTTGTTATTCAAAAGACTAACTACATGAGAAAGACTATAAAACTGAATATTTATGATTGTAAGGTAAATTTTATCCTATCATTAGATATCAATAAAGACATTAAACGGATATCCACAAAGAATAAGCAACCTTTCATGATTGATTATGAAGTTGAAGGAATAGTATTTTATTTTAATTTGAGTGAATACTTCATATTGATTAATGATGACTATTTAACCCATAACACATTAGCACATGAGATATATCATTTAGTAGTTAAAGTAACCGAACCGAGAGACATAACAGATGAAGAAGCACAAGCCTGGCTATGTGGTAAGCTAACCCAAGAGATATATAAATTTTTAGAAACAAACAAAGTAGAAATAAAATGACAATGGTAATTACGCAAGAAGATAAAGACATATTATTAGAGAATAAGAAGATTATTCTCGATATAACACATGGATATAAGATGGATGAATTGAAGGTATTATATGATATACATAATCGAATATATAAGACTAATAAGAGCCCGAATGGGTGTGGATCATGTATACGTTCAGTTATGATATCACTTCAAAAGGCATTGTCTAAAGTATTGTAAAATAGTGAAAAAATAGTGAAATATGCCAAACTTAGAAAACTTAACACCATTTAAAAAAGGAGAGGTCGCAAACCCAAACGGGCGCCCAAAAGGTAAGCGCAATCGCAGTACAATATTGAAAGAGTTGTTAGACATGAACGACCAAGAATTAAAGATGCACCAAGCACAAATCGAGAAGGCAATCGAGCTGAAAGATACGAATGCTTATAAAGCAGTATTAGATAGTGCTTATGGCGCACCAGTTCAACAAATTGACAATGACATCACAATAAAAGAATTCGACATTAGTAAACTCTATAATGGAGAGGCACAGTAACACATGGAATTTACTTGGTTCAAAAAGTAGATATTTCGTAATTACGGGCGGTCGTGGTAGTGGTAAGTCATTCGAGGTTGGTAGGTTCATAACATTATTATCATTCGAACAAGGACATAAGATACTCTTTACAAGGCAAACGATGACATCGGCACACTTGTCTATCATTCCTGAATTTAAAGAGAAAATAGAGCTGTTAAAATTAGAGGACCTATTCAGTATATCAAAGAGTGAAATAAAAAATAAAAACTCAAATAGTGAAATATTTTTTAAAGGCTTAAAGACTTCGAGTGGTGACCAAACGGCAAACCTCAAATCATTGCAAGGCGTGACAACATGGGTACTAGATGAAGCCGAGGAGTTAGTTGACGAATCGACCTTTGATAAGATTAACCTTTCAATACGTTCAAACGATAAGCAAAATAGGATTATATTAATCTTAAACCCTGCCACAAAAGAACATTGGATATATAGAAAGTTTTTTGAACAAGAAGGCATCAAAGAAGGCTTTAACGGAACGAAAGGCAATACGACATACATACATACTACCTACGAGGATAACATCAAAAATTTAGGCGTTTCTTTCTTACAAGAGGTTGAGAAAATTAAGTTACATAATCCCGACAAATACAATCATGTTATTTTGGGTGGCTGGCTTGAGAAAGCCGATGGAGTGGTGTTTACTAATTGGGAGTTTGGAACGTTCAATCCTAACTATCTTCAAACTTCTTTCGGTATGGACTTTGGATTCTCGATTGATCCTGATGCATTAGCTGAAGTGGCTATTGATGTTAAAAACAAATTGCTATATGTTAAAGAGCATATTTACCAACGTGGGCTTAAGACTCATGAGCTTAGTAAGATGCTACTTGAAAAGACAAAAGGCGGTTTGATTATAGCAGATAGCGCCGAGCCTAGATTGATTGATGATTTAAGATTTCAGAAGATAAACATCCAAGCGGTTAAGAAAGGAACGATTGAAAGCGGGATTGTTCGAATGCAAGATTTGAAAATTATAGTTGAACCGAATAGCACTAACATAGCTAAAGAGTTAAACAATTATTGTTATTTGAACAAAGGTTCAAAGCTATATGTGGATAACTGGAATCACATAATAGACGCTATTAGATACAATGTGATATACAACCTTGACAATCCGAGTAAAGGAACTTATGGTTTTTATCGAAAAGGTATGTAATTTTACAGATAAAATATATTTATAACCATGCAAGGCTCTATATACGAAATATTAATTAAGGATTTAAAAACATTGTGCTTATCTCATAAGGCGGTTAAGTCGTTTAGAGTAGGTGATATAAGCGCCATTGAGCAACCGACTGGTAACGATGGGCCAAATACAAATTCGTACGAATACATTGCGGTTCACTTAGTACCATCCACAGCAGTAATGAATGGTCAATCTACTAAATTCGAGTTTGACATGGTAGTATTTGACCTTTGCAAAGATGACTTAGAATTACAAGTAATAACGCAATCTCAATGCTTAGAAATTACAAGAGACATAATAAGCAAATTTAACCTTACCGATTGGGAAGGATTTAGATATAACATTCAATTACCAACGACATCAATGATATTTGACGAATCATTTGTGAATAGCGTGGCTGGTTATACAACACGAATTATAATCGAGGTTATTAGTCCGTTCACACTTTGCGAAAATCCTTTTAATTAATGGATCCGCAAAAGTTATATATTAGACAAGTTACTAAGGCGCTCGAATCATTGGGCCAAGAAATACTTAATATCATGAAGGCACAAGCGCCAGTAAAAACTGGTAAGCTAAAGCGGTCGATAAGATATAAGGTAGTAACTAAGAACGGAAACCCTGCATTGTCATTTTACTATATCTATTATGGCGTGTACGTGGATTTAGGAACGTATAGCAATGCAGACAAAGCAAGCTATGGAATGAGTCAATTTATAATGCCTAAATGGAATCCGAAACCAGGTCATACTGGCAAAGGAATATTGCCAAGATATTGGACATCGTTAAGCGCAGATGCAACCGAGTTAATCGAGTACTTCGCTAGCAAACTTGAAAAAACAGTAGGAGCTGACATAGTGGAATTATTAACAGGCGTAACAACTAAAACAAGTAGAGCAACATCATGATAAAGAAAATTAACAGCATATCAATTAAGAAATTCATTGAGATTTCAGACTTAATCAAAGACGATGCAAGTATTCACGACCGCATGGAAGTTATCCGTATTGTTAGTGGTTGCGACATAGAAGAAATTAGAATAATACCAGCGAATGTACTTGATGGTATTTGGAATGACTTTGTAAAAAATTGTTTTGATTTAGGAGATGGTTCGATTGATAACATCGTGACTATTGAAGGTATATCGTATGGCTTAATAGACGTTAAGAAATTGAGCGTTGGAGAGATGGCAGATATTGACATATTAAAAAACCATCCTAAATTAAATTTCAATCTACATAAGATTATGGCTATACTTTATAGACCATTAAAAAGCAAATTACCTTTCGTAGTAGAACCATTTAATCCCGATACGTTTGAAGCTCGTGCTGAATTATTTGCAGAAAAAATGCCAGTTAAGGTGGCATTAAACACGGCAGTTTTTTTTTTAAATATATTGGGCAACTTGAAAGGAGCTATAAAGGACTTTTCGGAGAAACCGAAAGCGGAGAAGAAAAAGAAAATCTTGAACGTGCTGACATCCGTTGCGCTCGAGGTTGGAATGCGTTTATTTACTACCTTGCTAAAGACGACATCCTCAAAATCGAAGAAGTTACCAAAATAGAATTAATCACGGCTTATAATTTTTTAGCCCACCAAAAGAATAAAAATGATAACAACAATTAATTACGCACCATCTTACCTACAAGGAACATACAATCCGATTATATGGAGTGTTACTAGTGATGAAATAAGTCAACCAAATTTTAGTTATGTGTTTGATGTTTATATAAATTCAACATTTCAAATAAGATTAAAAGTTAAACCAAACCCGAGCGGTGCTGGTATGGTTGATATTAGTCAAATTTGTCAATCTAATTTAAAGAATGATATTATACCCGAGACAACGATTGACACAAGTTTATATTCGTTTATTTTTGCAGATAATACCAATTCAAGTTTAAGAGCGTTTGTAATTTGTGGTGAGGAGTATGGTGGTGTCTTATACAATGGAACGGGTGGCATAGGTAATCCAAACTATTATCTATTTGCAAGAACGGTGCAAAATCATTTTAGCATACCAGTGCATGTATGGAATAGTGGCTTAGATTTCAGACTTCAACAGGATGGAATGTCAAACGGAATTTTAGGTAGTGGTGGTTATGGGATATTACCATCCCGTGGAAAATCATACGATTGGGGTGATGCAATAGCTTATTCAGACTTAGCATATCCGTTAAATTATGCACCTTTAAAACAAAAGGTTTATTATAATGACATGAATGTATTGTCTTATATAAATTGGACTCAATACCCAAACAACTTAGACGATAGTTATATTGCATTCATGGTATTGAGTTACTTTGATAAGTACGACAATCCGATTGTAACTAACTTACCTATTGAAGTAAGTGCCCAATGGGGATATGCGCAAAAGTTTTCATGTAGTGACGTAGTAGGTAACCAATTAAGCGCTGAATTTGATATACTTCATGCGCAATGTAGATTGGTATCTTTGATGGATATGATTAACATAAATACGGGTATGTCATATACAATGAGCGAAGGTGAATATATTGAAGTTCAAATGTATAATCATGCAAGTGGTAATGGATGCATTCCAGACATTCCTATTACACAAGTTAGTAGATTTACAATGCTAGAAGATTGCGATACGTTATACACTCGTGTTCGATTAAGTTGGTTAAATGACTTAGGCGGTCGAGATTACATGAACTTTACTGCATTCATGGAGAAGGAAACATCGACTACGAATGACAACTACTATCAAGAAACAATGAATTGGTCGGAGCTTAGTCCCGTGCCTACCTACGTATCTATACCAGCATACACATTGCAAACAAAAGGCGGTGATGTTATCTACAATAAGCAAGCAATGACATCGTGGACATTGAACACGGATTGGTTAACACAGGATGAAGTTAACTTACTTGAAGGATTGCAAAAGAGCCCAAATGTTATTGCTTATTTTAATGATAGCGCTTATAACGTTGCGGTACCTTATAGCGTTCGAATAGGTCAAACAAGCTACAAAACAAAGAATATAAAACAAGTAAAATTAGTACAGGGGGAATTTGAGATATTCTTAAACCAAAATCAAAAGATAAATTAATGAGATTATACGTTAAAATTACTAGTGGATTTATTTTATTAGATTTAATCGAGAATAATCCTATAAAATTGAATATGTCAGTAGCTGACATAATGGAACCGACTGCAAATCCATCGACATATTCGCAAACATTCAGAGTACCAAACACGGCAAATAATAACTTGTTTTTTAAGAGTGCATTTAACATCAATGCACAAAGTTTTGATGCAACTAAAAAGATTGAATCATACATTGAAGATAGCAACGTGACGATTGCCGTTGGTAGTATTCGATTGAGTAACATAATCACAAACAATCGTGATAGGAATGTTGAATATGAGGTTACTTTTTTTGGAGAGGTGTCAGACTTTAGTGCAGCTATTGGTGGGAGTTTCATGAATAGCTTAAACCTTACAGCATACAATCATGTTAAAAGCTATGTTAACGTTGTAGATAGTTGGAGTAAAAACTTATTTTTAGGAGACATTATATATCCTTTGATTGAGTGGGGTTATGATTACTTAGATGGAAGACCAGTTCAAAGTACTTTGTCTTTATTTGATGGTACTAACTCAAAAAAAGGATTTACAAGTAATTTAAACCCATTATCGGTAGAACAATTTAAGCCCGTAATTCGTGCTAAGGTTTTACTTGATGCTATTTTTGATGGGAGTGGATATACATATGAGAGTGACTTTTTAAGCGGTTCAGACTTTACAAGTCAATATATAATTACAGAACAAACCGATACGGCGATAGATAGAAAAACTCCTAAGTTTCAAGCGAAAGGATATGCGAATCAAAGTTTGAATTTAGGCATAACAAAAATTGCATTGCCGTTTGAGATTTATGACACGGCAAATTCATTCAATAATAGCACATCAGTTTTCACAGTTCCTTTAACCTTTCAAACTCCTTTAGTAGATTATTTTACATTCAATATTGCAGGCGGTTATAGACAATTTGCTACAACTACGCCAGTTACATTTAGTATTGAAATATTCAATTTAAGTTTACCAATACCAGCCGTAATAGCAACTCAAAGTTTTACATATACGCCACCAGTACAAAACTATCTATATACTTTTAATCATACTTTTAATATTTACAATGCACAAGCAGCAATTGGTGATGAGCTTATTTTTAGAGTAAATGCACCATCAATAATACCAGGACTTGCATCTATTGAGAATGTTACACTAACTCAAAATACAACGGTTGACAATATCAATGTATTGAATAATTACCTACCAAACAACGTTAAAAATATTGACTTTTTAAAGGCTATAATTGAACGATTTAACCTGGTATTAGAGCCATCCAAAACAAAATCAAAACATTTCATAATTACGCCGTGGGTGGATTGGGTAGAACAAGGAGCGCAAAGAGATTGGACGGATTTAGTAGATGGTAATGTTGACATTCAAAGTAAACCATTGTTTGAAAGTCAAACTAGGTCAAACACTTTTTTAGATGACGAAGATAGTGACTATGTAAATTACAATTTTCAGTTAGCAACTAAGCGAACATTTGGACAATTAGACATTGATAGTCAAAATGAAAATATAGTTGGTAATAAAGTAACGCAATCGTTATTTGCGCCTACGCCATTGCTACCGATTGGGAACGCCAGCGCTCAAACCAGCGCAAGTGCAAACCAAAAACTTGCAGCTAAATTTTTAATCCCACACATTGCTAAAGATACAACCACGGAGCGCACTCCGATAGTTCCAAAATTGAGATTAGTTTACTACAATGGAATGGTAGCAGCGCCTTTAGAATGGCACATTAAAAACGATGCGAATACTACTATTCATTGGAATGAATATCCTTTAGTAAGTCAATATAGTATTTTTAATACTACTACATTTGACGACCTTGCATGGCGTAATTCAGCACCTTTGTGGCCTATTACAGGAGTGGTTACAAATCCCCCAATGAGAACGATTAATGACTTGTTTAACAACTACTGGCTAAAATGGTACAACTTCACATACGATCCATTTGGGCGCATATTAGAAATGAATATCATTTTAGATTATAGTAATATTTTTGATTTAAGATTTAATGATAAAATATTTATAAAAGATAGTTGGTTTATGGTTAACAAAATAACCGATTATCAAGTTGGGAAAAAAACAAGTTGTAAAGTGGAGTTAGTAAGAGTGGGAGAATCAATATCAATAATACCTTAAAATTAAACTATGGCAAACGAAATAAATATAGGAATTAATACCACATCCGACCTAAGTGGATTGAATCAAGTAGATGAAAGTGTAAAGAGTTTACGACAACAACTTAAAGAAGCAACGGCAAACGTAGCCATACTTTCAGAAAAGTTTGGAGCGACATCTAAAGAAGCCGTAGAAGCGGCTAAGGCAGCAGCTATCTTAAAAGATAGAATGGGAGATGCTAAAGGATTAACAGATGCATTCAATCCCGATGCTAAATTCAAAGCATTGAGTGGAGCGCTTACAGGTGTGGCTGGTGGATTTAGTGCGGTTACTGGTGTAATGGGATTACTTGGAACTAAAAGCAAAGATGTTGAACAAGCTATCTTAAAAGTTCAAAGTGCTATGGCATTTGCAAGCGGTGTTCAAGCATTGGGTGAAAGTATTGATAGCTTTAAAAGATTAAATACGGTAATTAAAGAAAGCATTATAGTACAAAAATTAGGTGCAGCAGCTCAAAGGCTGTGGAATGCGGCAATGGCTGCTAGTCCTCTTGGTGCTACAATGTTAGCGATTTCGGGATTGGTTGCGGCTGGTTATGTGTTAATTGAAATGTTCCAAAAATCAAAGCCTAAAATTGACGAAGCGGCTGAAGCTTTGAAAAAACATACTGAAGCTACTAAAAAAAATAATGAAGAAATAAAGAAATCTATTGAGGCAAAAAAGTTAGATGAGGAATATCAATATAGATTAATGAGAGCCCAAGGAATTGGTGAAATTACTATATTAAAAACAGCCGTTGCAAATGCAAAAGCAACTCAATCAATAGCAAATAAGAATTACCAAACAACTCACGAAATTGCATTGGCTGAATACCTAGAAATAGTTGAAAGAAAAAAATTAGCTGCAAGATTACAAGCTGAATTACAAGAAACTAAAAATCAAGGAGGTTGGACTTTAAATGTTGAGAAAAGAATAGAAGAAAATGAAAAGGAATTAAAATCTATTGAGAATAAATATAAAGTTGATAATGAAACAAATAAATTAAGAGTTGACGATGTTAAAAATGCAAACGCTCAACTTTTAGCAGCTGAAAGGAATTTAAATGTAGGATTAGCTCAAGAAAAAACAAATGCTCAAAAAGAAGCAGCAGATGAACAAAAAAGAAAAAATAAAGAAGCAGCAGACGAACAAGATAGAAAAATAAAAGAAGAACAACAAAAGAAAAAAGATGCACAATTAAAAGAAGAACAAAGATTAAAAGAACAAGCTGAAAAAGATAAAAATATCCTTAATTTATCAATCAAAGAACGTGAAGATTTAGAAGCGGATAGTGCTACTAAAAAAGCTATATTACAGCATAGAAGAAAGCTTGAAGAAATCAATCAAATAAAAGACCTTAATTTAAGAAAAAAAGCATTAGAAGAAGAAAGCCTTAGTAATACAAAAAGAATGTCGGAAGCTATTGAAACCGACAAAGAAGCTGAATATAATAAGTCGATTGAATTCATGAATCTTGAAGATGCAAATTATGAAGTTAGTTTGCAAAAAGAATTAGAACATTACGAACATCTAAAAACTATTCAAGAAGATTACGGAAAATCTACGATTGAGATTGACAAACAAATAGCAGAAACAAAACAAAAAATTGCAGAGGATAATTACAATAAGGCGGTTGCAATAATTCAACAAGAAAATAATGATAATTTAGACCAGCAAAATAATGTATTAAAGCATTATGAAGATTTACGAGATAAATTAAAAGCAAATGGAGAATCTACCATTGCAATCGAAAAAGAAATTGCAGAGCAAAAAAAATTAATTGCCAAAACTGAATTAGATTACAAAGACTATACGATTAACAAAGGCATTGAGGTAGCTGGTCAAGCTGGTCAACTTTTACAACAAATAGCTGGCAATAGTAAAGAAGCTGCAATCGGTGGAATCGTTTTAGAAAAGGCGGCTTCAATAGCTTCAATTATAGCATCTACATTTGCAACAAACGCTAAGTTTACAGGACATCCAGCATCTATACTTTCATTCGGTACGGCAGCAGCCGCACCAGTGGCATTGAATACGGCAAGCGGTGCAATCGGTATTGCTTCAATCATTGCACAAGCTAGTAAAAGTATAGCAGAAATTAACAATACAAAATCAGATGCAGAAAGCCCTGGCAAAACAGCACCATCCAAATTCGCAACGGGTGGATTGGTTCAAGGTATGGGAACCTCAACAAGTGATTCTATCATTGCAAATTTATCAAATGGTGAATCTGTAATTAATGCAAAATCGACTGCGATGTTTGGTAATTTATTATCAAATATCAATCAAGCGGGTGGCGGTGTAGCGTTTGGCAATCAAAATAACGCAAATCCTATATTTAAGACATATGTAGTAGCTTCTGAAATGACAAGTCAAATTGAAGCCAATTTAAAACTTAAACAAATAGCACGTTTATAATATGAATAGAAAATTAATAGAATTAGTAATTAGCGATGAAGGTGGAGTGGATAAAATTTCACTTGTTGAGGAGCCAGCCATCGAAGTAGACTTCATGTACTTCAAAAAAGAAACTGAAAAATACAGGTTTGATAATGATTTGCAAATTGTTATTGGGCCAGCAATGATACCCGATTTAAAAATAATTCGAGTTGACGATAATGGGAATTACTACGATGTAATATTTAGCAAAGAAACTATTTTAAAGATTGCTAAAAAATTCATGAAAGAAGCTCGCACAAATGACATCAATCAAGACCATGAGAATGTTAAGAAAACGGGTACCTACGTTTATGAATCGTGGATAGTAGAAGATGAAAACGATAAGGCTATTCAGAAATATGGCTACGATGTGCCCGTTGGAACGTGGATGGTAAGCATGCAAGTAGAAGACAAAGAAACATGGAAAAGAGTTAAGAACGGAGAGTTAAAAGGCTTTAGTGTTGAAGGTGTATTTGAAGAATATGAGAATGAAGAGTTATTCAACAAGATAAAAGGAATCATGGAATTTGACGAAGATAAAGCCATTGAACTTGCGAAGACTTTAGGTATCAAAGCAAGTGAAATGGAAGAATTTGATGTGGTAGAATACGATGAAAATTTTATCCCACCACAAGGATATAAAGAAGGATTGACGGTCTACAAGTACGATGGGCCACCTGCAGAAAGAATCTTTTGTAGAACCATGCTATCATTAGAAACGTTTTTTACATTTGAGGAAATTAGAGCAATCGCACAGGCGCCAGTTAACCCTGGCTTCGGGCCACGTGGTACGGATATTTATGATATATGGAAATATTCGGGTGGTGCGAATTGCAAACATTTTTGGCGTAAATATTACATTAATGCAAAAGAGAAAGTAATTAATAAAGGTAAAGCGCCAGGGCTTGCGGGTACGGCTCCATATGACCAGCCAAACCATGGTTTCTTACCCGATAATAAATAAATAGTTATTCACATAAATTGTTAAAAACTTTAAATTAAATATATACCAATATGTACAAGATTAAATTAAACCAAATTAGAGCACTACTAGGCGTAGAAGTGTCTTTAGAGAAATTAATTTTAGTTGATGGAACTGAATTATCTACTGAAAAATTAGAAGTAGGTTATCCAGTTTTTGACGCTGAAAATAACCCAGTTGGAGCTGGTGAACACACATTAGTAGACGGGACTATCTTCATGACAGATGATCTAGGCGTAATTACTGAAGTAGTAAGAATGCCAGAAGCTGAAATGCCTGAAGAAATTGCACCTGAAGCACCAGTAGAAGTATCGATTGAAGCATCTAGCGAAGCTCCATCGGTTGATCCTTTGCAATTAGTTTATGAATCAATTAGCGAATTAGGAACTGAAATCGCTACTTTGAAAGAAAGAGTAAACTCATTTTCAAAAGCGCCAGCGGTTGCACCAATTAAAAAAACTGATAACGAAGTTATCGAAACAACATTTTCAAGATTAGAAAAATTAAAAGAAATTAAAAACCAATTAAAAAAATAAACTATGTCATTTAACGTATCATCATTACCAGCATATACTGACCAATTAAGTACTGACCTAATTAGTGCAGCATTATTAAAATCATTTACTACCGAATTCGTAACAATCGAAGCGGGTAAAACAGCGGGAACTTCATCTATTAACTTAATGAATTCAACAGTTGACATCAAAGATGCAACTTGTGGATTTGCAGCGGGCCAAGTAGGTTCAAACGCAACAGTATTCTCTCAAATTCCTTTAGTTGTAGGTTCTAAAATGTTAAAAGAGCAAATGTGCCCTGAAGATTTAAGAAGCAAATGGACATCTTCTCAATTAGGTGCGGGTGCTCAACAAGAGACAGTACCTTTTGCTGAATTAATCGCAAACAACAAAATGGCTAATATCGCTAAGTATGTTGAGAATACAATTTGGCAAGGAGACGGAGCTACATTAACAGGTTTATTATATCAAACTGAAAATGCTCAAGGTTCAATCAATTCAGCTGGTGCTTACACACAATGGACAACTTCAACAGCTATCGCTGAATTTTGGTTAAACGTTGGTTCATTAACGCCAGCTTTACAAACTGAAGATGATTTAATCATGTATACTTCATATGCTAACTATCAAGCATTGGTTGCTGCATTGATTAACACAGGCGCTTCAGTTATCGGACAATTTGCACAAGTATCAAATGCAAGTGGTGTTAATGCTCCTAGCTCATTCGTTTTCCCAGGTACAAACATCACAGTTTTCGCAGCACCTGGTATCAATGATCCAGCACGTGTAATCTTAGCTCCTAAAAAATACATTTTCTTTGGAACTGGTTTATTAGATGAAATGGATACATTCAAATTCTACTACAATGAAGCGGATGATATCATGAATTTCAATGCTAAATTCAGATTAGGAACTGCGGTTTATGCATCACAAGTAGTATCAAATCTTTAATCAAAAACAAGGGGTGTAAAAAGCCCCTTATTTATAACTTTTAAATTTAAAATAAATTATGGCTTGTAGTATTTTACAAACAATCCCTTTAGATTGCATGAATGCCTTAGGTGGTGTGCGTTCAATCTATGTTTATGCTGAGGGAGCAAATATACCATTTGATGTTCAAGCAGTAATAGCTGGTGAGGTTACTATAGCTAATGGAACTGGTGGTAATTTCTTTGAATATAAATTCGCAAAAGATACAGCGAAATTAACAGAAACGGCAACTATTTCAAACGCAAATGGAACTGTTTTCTATACGACTGAATTAAGCGTTAACATCTCAAAAAGAGACGTTACAAAAAGAAACGAATTCATGTTACTTGCAAAAAATCGTGAGATTCGTGTTATTGTTTTAGATAACATGGATCAATATTGGTTATTAGGTAATGTTCGTGGTGCGGTTTTATCTACAATGGTAGGTGAAGGCGGTCAAGCTATCGGAGATATGAACGGATATACATTCACGTTCCAATCTATGGAAGCGGATCCTATGCCAGCAATAAGCTTAACAAGTTCTAATGCTATTCGTTCAGTTCAACCTGGTGGCACTGCGACAATAGGTGGATTTGAATTTAATGCAGCTCTTTAATCAATTAACCTTTTAAATACGAGCGGTGCGAGGAATCGTGCCGCTTTTTTTATGTCATGATTAATCTAATAGAAGGAAAAAACGAGTTTATAATTTACGGAGATTTCACACAAAATATGAATAACTATCGAATTCATTTATTCAATGGATTTGATAGACTTGATTACATTTGTAAATTACAAAACAAAACAAATAGTACAAGATTTGCAGAATTTACCATTTATATTAACGATGGAATTACAGGCGATTATCATTTGAATGGATTACCATTTGGTAATTATGATTATGAAATAAGAAATAGTGTTAATGTAATTTATAATCGTGGTCAAATATTTTTAGCTGGCGATACAGAAGTACAAAAAATTGAATATATATCTGATAATGAAAAAAGCGAAAGCGTAATTTATGTAAGCTAATGAAGACAATAATCGACACATTAAAAGAACCTGTTAACATCCTTAATGTTACAACTTTTGGAGTTAGTTTGACTAGCTTACCAGAAGCTCTAAAGTCCGTATTCTACATAGTTTCAATTTTTGCATCTATTTTAGTAAGTATTAAGTATATTTACGAAATTATTTCATTGCGAAAAAACGCTAAAAAAGATATTTAATACTATATGAACAATTTTGCATTCAATTCGATTTCACAAATTCAAATAAATTTACCGACCTTCTCGGAGCGTGGCTCAAAAAAGTGGATAAGCTACGGAGAGGATAATTTATATCCTCAATTTATAGCGAGCTTATTTCTACGTTCAGCGATTAATAGAACGGCTATACAATCAAAGATAGACGCTACCATAGGAAACGGATTAAAGACCACAGATGAGGCTTTAAATTACGTTTTAGTGCGTGCGAATCCGATTGATAGTTGGAACGATGTGTTTGAGAAATGCGCACAGGATTATATCACGTTCGGTGGGTATGCAATGAACATTATTTGGAGCAACGATGGTAATACAATTAGCGAAATTTATCATTTAGATTTCACGAAAGTAAGAAGCGGTAAAATTGAACCAGGAGACGATACACCAAAAGAATATTTTTATTCTACAAATTGGGAAAACTCTAATAAATATAAGCCAACACAATATGCTACATACAACCCTACATTGTCAATCGAACAACCTTCGCAAATATTGTATGCGTTCGATTATGAACCTGGCAATATCTATTATCCTTTGCCAACGTATGCTGGTTCAATCAATGATATTCAAATAGATATTGAAGTAAGTAAATTTCACATCTCGAATCTTGCAAATAGTTTGAATCCTTCTTTGTTTATTAGCTTAAATAATGGAATACCAGCACCTGAAGAAAGAAAAGAAATTTATGACGAATTAACAATGGCTTATAGAGGTACGGAAAACGCTGGTAAGGCATTCGTTGCATTTAGTCAAGATAAAGAGCACGCTCCCGAGGTTACTCCGATAACAAGTACTAACGATAATTATTACACTACTTTAGAAACTAGAATAACAACGAGAATATTAACAGGTCATAGAATTACAAGTCCGTTATTATTGGGCCTTTACAATGGTGGCGCTGGCTTTAGCTCTAATGCAGATGAATTGGCGGTGGCCTATGGTCACTTTATTGGGACTTGTATTAAACCAATTCAGAAAAGCATGTTAAGAGTATTCAACAATTTGATGCTAAATAGTGGATATAATACCGACCTTTACATTGTGCCTACAACTATTATCGAACCTACAACAATAACAACTTCAACAATAGAATAATGGCAATAACTAACGTACTATTTGTTTCTGAAACGAAACTAAAATCATATACATCAATTCATCAATCAGTAAGCCCTGACGATTTACAACCGTTTATTTTACAGGCGCAAGATATCTATTTGCAAAATTACTTAGGAGCTACGTTTTATCAAGAATTACAAACTCAAATTACCAATAACACATTAACAATCCCAAACAAAAAGATACTTGATGACTTTATAGGTGCGATGCTTTGTAATTATGCTTTATACCATGCTTTGCCGTTTTTAAAGTACAAAGTATTTAATAAAAGTATCATGAATAATGATAGCGAAAGCGGTCAATCTATTGATTTGGAAGCCTTGAAATTCTTACAAAATGAGGTGCGTAGTGTAGCTGAAAATTATACCAAAATGATGACTACATATTTGCGTAACAATTTAAGCGATTATCCATCGTATAATAGTTTTGATTTCTTAGATGGTATAACTCCCGACAAAGGAACGCCGTATTTTAGTGGATTGCAAACCAATTCAAGCTTCAATTTAGCTAACAAGTATAGACGTAGAAGAGGCGATTGTACTGATTGCAACGATTATTAAAATTTAACTAAAAAACAAAAAATATAAAACATGATTGACAATTCAAAATTTATTATTACTAATGAACCAACCGCAGAAAAATACAATGTTAGAATTATCACGGATGTGACTGCAACGCCAGCTTTATTAAAAGTTGAAAGAGACAATGTAGGATTGGTTTACTTTGCAAACTATACACTTTGTAATTATTTTACAACCGATACAAGTTTGATAATTTTAGGGCCATCTGTTTACATTGAATTATCAGCTGATAATTGCAATGACTTTGATACTCCTACTTTGAAATTGAATGAATTATTAGATAGAATTACTAACTAAATTATAAACCATGACAAAAATAATATTACAAGCGGGCCAATTAATTGACGTTATTAACTATAATGAGAATCAATACTTTTCTTTAGTAGTTAGCGAAGATTTACCAATGCCAACGGCAATCTACAAAGAAGATACATCAATCGGTGTTAACGTTCAAAGATTTATTGTAGATAGCACAATCATTGCGAATATCAATACTAGTGAATCTTTGACGGATAACAATGGTAATTTCTACGAAAGAGTTGAAAGCGCTGCAATCCTTACCGAAAATAATTTTAACCCATTAATAGAAAGCGATGAAGCAAAAAATTAAAAATTGGTACGAAAGTAAAACAATCGTTATGAATATCCTGGTATCTATTACAATGGTCATGGCTTTATTACCGCCATTGTTTTTGGATTTGAAATTAGATGAAAATATAACGTTAAGATTGACCGTTTTAGTAGGATTTATCACGAATGTTATTAATATCGGTTTGAGATTTATATCTACTGATAAAATTAAGCGAAATGCCTAATTCAATCGTTAGCGCTAAGTTTGATTTGATGCGTTTAAATTTGCCTAAAAATAGCGAGTTTTCGCTCGATAACAATACGATTAATGTAAAGCATAGCGACATAACTTTAAAGGCTGAAATTGAAGCGCAAATAAAGAATTTAACGGCTTCTATTGGGTGCGAGATAAACGATAATTCAACAAGCGCAAAAATTAAATTTGAAGTCAAATTTTAATATCTAAATTTGTAACAACATGAAACCGAAAATATTTAGTCCCGCAGAACAAGAAAAGTACTTTGGTAAGGCAAACCCTGAAGGTAGTTATTTGGTTATGATTGATTTGCCATATACAATGTACTATGATAGGCAACCAGTTAAGCGTATGAGATGTCACAAAAAAGTAGCACAGGCGTTTACTAATGTATTCAATGAATTGTTAGCTAGCTATGGAGAGCGCAAGATAAATGAATTGGGAATTAATGACTTTGGTGGGTGCTTCAATTACAGATTGATAAGAGGTTCAAAGACTAAGTTAAGCGCTCATTCATGGGGTACGGCTATTGATTTGGATCCTAACAGAAACACATTAAAAGAAACTCATACAACGGCAAGATTTGCACGACCTGATTATAAAGCAATGATTGACATCTTCGAAAAACATGGATTTGCTTCATTAGGAAGATTAAAAGACTACGACTGGATGCATTTTCAATACGGATTACCGATTTAACTCGTTTTTTTCATAATTAAAATTTAGTGTTTTAGGCTCAATGTTTCTACATTGAGCTTTTTTTTTAAAAATTTATATCCTTTATTCATGCACCTTTCAGAGAATTAACAAAAATAATTTGAAAATATATTTGGTAGTACGGAAATAGGTTATATATTTGCATTCATAAAACAATTAAAAATAAAAATTATGATTACACTAACACAGCAAACAAGCGAGCAAAACACATTAACTCAACACCATTATGACATGGTTACAATGAATGAAGTTAAGAAAGTACATTTAGCATGTCAATTAGAGAGACTTGAAATTGAGATGCAACAACCAGTAAAAAATTGGGATAAAATTGCATTCTTAAAAACTGATATTGTTAAATTAAAAAACTACTTAAAAAATAATTAATATGCAAATAGTAAATACAACCATCGTAACATCGGTAAGCGAAATAAAAGAGCTTATTCAATATTGCTTAGTACATAACTTTGAAAGTCAAATTAATTTGACTTTTGAAGATAGCAGAATAATAGTTAGCGAACCGAGTAAAGAAATAGCACCCGACTTTATTGTGGATAGATTTCCACATTCGGATTGCATTGATAATTGCCAATAATAAAAACATGGAAAATAATAAGAAACTAGGCCGTAAAAGTATTTACATCAATCCTAAAAACAACACATTAAAAACGTATCGAAGCAATAATCATAAATTGTTAGACATCGTCAATAAATTGATCCAAAACAAACACAGAATCAATCCTCAAAAGCTAACAGATAAACAACGTAAAGACATTAGTCAAACCATTAACGAATTATTATTTATATAAAAAATAAAAAAAAATTTTGTAGTACAAAACAAAAGCATATATTTGCAATTCATTAAACAATTAAAAAATAAAAATTATGAAAATTACAACAACACAAACAGAAACAAAAGAAATCGAAATTAATTTCCCTTCATTCACTAAAGTAAAAACCCCACTTAGTACTGCATTTTATTGCATTAAAAGTGAGAATGAAATATTTAGAGTTGAGCAATACGATGGCACTCAAATTGCAACAATTAGTAATTATTCAAACAAATTTGAGGCTTTTAAAGAAGGCTTTGAATTTATTGACAAAGCTACATTCTTTGAGAATTACGATGCAATTGTAAGCAAATTATATGACAATATGGAAGAATTACAAGCTAGTTTAATTGAAGATGAAACAGCAGAAAAACAAGATGAAGAAGGTTTTGAATACGATCCAGAAACTGAATCAATGGTAAGATAATTAATTAACGGGGGGTAACTCCCCCACTAAAAACAAAATAAATTATGAATAAAGAACTAGCAAAACAAACGAAGGCTACGATAACAAGCCTATTCAAACAATTAGATTTAGACGTTGTACCATTAGAGCAACTAAATGTTATCTTATCAACACCACCACCAGCGACATGGGTAAAACAACACCCATTCATTAAAGGTTACAATTACTTGCCGATTGACAAAGTAGAATATCTATTAAGACGTTGCTTTAAAAAGTATCAAATTGAGGTTATTAAAACGGCTCAATTATTCAATGCAATTGAAGTGACAGTAAGAGTACACTATCTTAACCCTGCAACAAACGAAATGATGTACCACGATGGCGTAGGAGCTCAAGAATTGCAAACTACAAAAGGGAGTGGCAATCTTAACATGGACATGAGCAATGTAAATAAAGGTGCAGTTATGATGGCGCTACCAATTGCGAAAAGTATTGCCATTAAGGATGCGTGCGACCACTTTGGGGATTTATTTGGAGCTAATTTAAACCGCAAAGATATTGTGCAATTTACAGGCGATGCTGAGTTATTAAGCGCTGAAGGTATACACAATAGCAAAGAGAAAGAACGTGTAATTAAGCACATCGAGAATGCGAATAACGTAGAAACTTTGATGCAAGTTGAGAATATTATAGAGAAATACGAATTAACA